ACCAAGTATGGACTTATAAAATTTAAGGACGGAACACTGGCGGCTAACGATGACTTTGGTTATGTCGATCAGATCAAGGCCTATGCCCATGCGGAGGGAGATCGTAAGTGGGCGTGGCTTGCTATGGACAGAGACAGCGGTAAGCTGGCTGTCCTCCAGTATGACTTGGACAACATAAGTGATCCCATGCACGAGCATTTCTCAGGTGATATTGAGGAAAGGATTGAGCATGTAAAAAAGTCAGTAAAGCAGGAAGACCGACCTTCAAGATGCTATTCTCCCGAAGAGGATGGGAAGTCAGGCAACTTAAAACTGTGTACTACCTGCTCGTATTGTCAGTACAAACGTATCTGCTACCCCGAAGTCCGCGCATTCTTTACAGGATCGGGTCCAAAGTTTTTAACTACTGTCGTAAACGTACCTAAGAACCGCAAGGGTGTACCTCACCCAGAGATCAACCTAGATGAACAGGAGAACGTCAATGATTGAATTTAAAGTTATTAACACCCCACGCCATGACCGCTTCGAGCAACAAGTGACTGAGTTACTTAACGATGGGTGGGTTTTACATGGTACACCTTTTGTTTCTCAGACAGGGGGCATGACCCAGGCCCTCACAAAAGAAACTAAGGCTAAGAAGAGTGGCTCGAAAGTATCGGAATAAGTTTGAGGAGACAGCAGGTCTCTTACTGAAGAAGTACTGTAAGTACGAATCAGAGAAGGTCCCTTATGTCATCCACAAGAATTACATCCCCGACTTTGTAGGGAGAAACAATAAAAATAAAATAGATATTCTTGTGGAGGCTAAGGGATACTTCAGAGTCGGTGACACACAGAAGTACAAAGCAATACGGGACAGTCTACCAAAGAAAAGACAGTTGGTTTTTCTTCTGTATAATCCAAACAAAAAACTAAGGAAGGGAAGTAAAATGAATATGTCAGAATGGTGTGAGAAGGAAGGGTTTAAGTGGTACACATTGGAGGACATTACCGATGCCTTTATCAAATGAACAGTTCATTAGGAGACTCGCAGCTATCACTGATCCTGAATTTCTTTGTGACTTTCTGGACATTACCAGTGAAGATATTCTTGAGAGATTCGAGGACGTAGTTGAGGACACTATGGATAACCTGCGACGAGAGTTTGATGTTGACATTCAAGATGAAGAGGAGTATAATAATGAATAGGAATGAAGTTCTTAGAGAAGCTCAGACTATCTTAAACGGTCAACGTGCCAGCGACTATGGAGATGCTTACGACAATCACAAGCGTATTGCTGCTCTGTGGAATACATACCTAGACGAAGAGTACGGACTAAAACCAGAGGACGTAGCAGTTATGATGATACTTCTTAAGGTAGCTAGGCTAGTTCATAAGCATACCTCCGACTGCTTTATAGACATAGCAGGGTATGCTGCTCTGGCAGAAGAAATGTCCAGTACTGAAAATGTTATTGAGTTTACCCCTGAAAGGTAGAACACATGGATAAGTATTTAGAGAAACAATACTTTGATGAGTTAATAGACGAGGAAGACATAGACCCTCAGTTTTATATCTGGTTGAAGGACTTAGCAAAGCTCAACAACAAGGAGCCCTCCTTCTTTGTGGCTCTTGCACTGGAAGAAATGTTTATAAGGTTTACTCAGGGTCCTGATTTCCCTGATGAACATGCCATAACCCATCACTAAGGAAACTAAATATGTACGGAAGAAATTCAGTAGGACCACAGGTTAAACCATGCGATGACCTCCATGCCATGAAGTATCGGTTGGCTAATGAGAGCTTTGAGGAGGCCATCAGTAGACAAGCAGGAGCAATGTCAGATGATGAAGAGCATCGTAAAGCGTATAAAGAAATCACTATGGACATGCGGTTCCTTCCTGCGGGGAGAGTCCAATCCGCGATGGGAAGTCCTAGGAATGTTACAGCACTCAATTGTTTTGTTAGTGGGGCTATTGAAGACTCTATGGACTCGATCATGCAGAGAGCCGGGGAAGCTGCTGAGACTATGCGTAGAGGAGGTGGTATTGGCTATGATTTCAGTCTTATTCGCCCTAGTGGTGATCGTATTGTTTCTCTTGACAGTTCCGCTAGTGGGCCTGTATCATTTATGCATATCTTTGATGCAGTCTGCCGAACGATTGTCTCAGCGGGACATAGACGAGGGGCTATGATGGCAGTGCTTCGAGTGGATCATCCTGATATTGAGGAGTTCATTCGAGCAAAGAAGAACGACAAGGACTTGACCAACTTCAACATTTCAGTAGGTGTCACTGATGAGTTCATGAGGGCAGTGGAGAAGGACGGAGACTTTAATCTTAAGTTTAATGGTAAGGTCTACAACACGATCAACGCCCGTATGTTGTGGGACGAGATCATGCGTAACAATTGGGATTGGGCAGAGCCAGGGGTCATCTTCATTGACCGTGTTAATGAGGACAATCCTCTATGGTACTGTGAGGACATTGATGCCACTAACCCCTGTGGTGAGCAGCCCCTACCTCCCTTCGGTGCTTGTCTCCTGGGGTCCTTTAACCTGCCACGGTACATCACTCCCAACTTTGAGTTTGACTATGAACAGTTCAATGCGGATGTCCCTCACGTTGTACGTGCTATGGATAACGTCATTGATCGTACACAGTACCCCCTTGAGGAGCAGCGTAAGGAGCATCAGAGGACCCGTAGGATAGGCATAGGGATCACTGGCCTAGCCAACGCCTTCACTCTTATGGACCTCTCCTATGGCTCTCCTGAGTCCGTTAAGTTTACCAAGAAGATTATGAAGACGCTGACCCATGCCTGTTATGAGGCAAGCTCAGACCTTGCAGTAGAGAAAGGATCATTTCCTAAGTTCAAAGAGACGGGGTATCTGGAGAGTGGATTTTTATCTAAGTTTCCTGAGGACCTGAAGGAGAAGATCAAGAAACAGGGAATGAGAAACAGCCACTTGATTTCCATAGCACCCACAGGAACCATCAGCTTTACCGCTGACAACGTAAGCAGCGGGATTGAACCTGTGTTTGCCTTGGAGTACGATAGGACTGTACAGTTACCAGAAGGTCCCATCATTATGAAGATGAAGGACTACGTACATGACAAGTATAATCTACAGGGTGAGGTAGCCAACGACCTGTCAGTAGACGACCACCTTGCTATTCAGATTGCAGTGCAGCCCTTCGTAGACAGCGCGTGTTCCAAGACCATCAACGTAGGGGACGCAGTAACCTTTGATGAGTTCAAGGATGTGTACATGAAGGGATGGAAGGGTAAGCTAAAGGGTGTGACTACCTTTAGGTTGGCAGGTAAACGCTATGGTATTCTTAATGTGGCCGATGAACCACAGACAGAAGGTGCTGCCTGTTACATTGACCCTGAGACTGGCACAAAAGAATGTGGTTAATTACTTTAGTTTTCAAAGGAATAATTTTACTTGTGTTTCTTTGGTTTGTTTATATCGTATCTGCTGGTGTAGTAGCTACAATTAATAAGGACTGGCTTAAGTATTATCCACCCTACAAAACAACTACGTTCTTTTACGACCAGAAGCGGTCACTGACCACTTAACTTTAGATGGACCAGTCTTCTTACGTGCCTCTGACTTGGACACACGAGACGCTACGGCCTTAGGACGGCAAGCGGGGTACGCCCTCTTGTCGTTCTTACCGCTACGTCCACAGGGTTTGCCAGTCTTAACGTCAACCCACTCTTCGGCAAACCATTTACCAAGACCACCCTTCTTAGCCACGTTTCTTGGCCTTTGCCTTGGCTGTCTTTGATAAATCCTTAAAGTGATACAAGCGTTTGCTAGTCTTGCCGTGAGTTTTACCTGAGTGTAGCTGACCGTTGGGCATTTTGTGCATCCCGCCTTTGTGTTCAGTTCCGTCTCTGAAGTAATGCTTTACACCTTTAGCCATTATGCTCTCCTCTTCTTTTTCTTCTTGACTCTGTTGTCCGTCCCTCTCCAGGTTCCCCCCATTCTTTTGTATTCCTTAGCAGCCCAAGCGTTAGCGTAGGCACTAGGGTACACTTTAAATTTCTTCTTGGCTTTGGCCTTAGCTCTGGACCACTTGCCGGGATCATTAGGTATCGAAGCCATTACTGCTGCTCCTCTTCTTGCCTTACTGTTACTTTAGCTGCTCTTAAAGGTGTAAACAATCCTGCTTCTTTTAAAATTCTTGAGTAATCTGGATTACTAGGTTTCATTTTTGCTACTGCTTGAACTGCATAAAATTGTTCTCTTGACATTCCCGGAGGAGTTTTAAGTGAGGTATCTACTCCAGGATACTTTGCTAACTTCTGTTGTATTTGTTTTGCTCTTGTTTGTTTACTGGCCTTTAAGGATGCCTGAGACTTTTTAATTGAATCTGATTTCTTACCTTTTTGTAAAATATCTACGACAATAGGAGTAGAAACATTTAACATTCTATCTGCTTTAGGAGCTTTCATTATAAATAAATCATGTTCGTCATTCATAAAACTTGAAAGAGTGCCATCTTTTTTAATGGCCGTCATGTAGTTTATCCCTCCTAATTCTCTTGCATCTGATTTAACATTTCCAGTTACTATGGCTGGCCTACCCTTAAGAACTTCTTCAGGGTTTCTTACACCTATACCCTTGTTTTTTAAAGCATCTAAAAATTCTTTGTCTGTCTTGAAAGGTTTTCCATTAAATATTTTTTTTAACCCAGATAAAGATTCACCCCCAAAAATTTTTCTTGTATAAACATATCTATCTAAGTTACCTGCGGCTTGAGTATTAGTTCTTCGCACAGTCATCTGATATTTTTTGTTGGGATTAACTTTCTGAACTTTTTTTATTTCATTAAAAACAGAGTTTAAATCTTTACGTGTTAATGAAGTTGCCCCCTCCATAATATCATAGTATTCTTTTGCTCCAAACCTATCTGCAAATGCTACTTCTGATGCTCCCTCAGAAATCTTTTGAAATTTAGAGGGGTCTTTATACTGTTGACCAAACAACGTAGACTGTCTAAATTGTCCCGTTACTTTTTTTCCTGCTTCAGTCCCTACGTTGGGATCGCTAAACTCTTTCATAGCTTGTCTGGCGGCTCTTGTGTCTGCTACCGATACTCCTTGTTCTTGAAACAATCCTCTGGCGGTTGGAGAATACCTAGCTTCTACAAGATTTCTTGCTCCTCTTAATGCTCCTCCTCCAGCAGCTACGGCTGTTTTAATTCCTCCTTCATAAAATCCAGGTAAATCATTAGGAGCTTGAGCTAAAGCCTGACGCATTGTTCTAGTAACACTTCCACCGGGTACAAAAGGTAACAAACCAGCAGCACCAAGAGCTATGTTCATAGCAGAGGGGTCTTTAGCAATAGCTACAGCATCAGCAGCCGCTCCTATTATATCTCCAACTACAGGCAAAGGAGCAGAGAGAAGAGCCATACGATCTAATGTAGACATATTGTCCCATACATCCTGAGATACATTAGCTGCTTTACTAAACATACCTTGCATTTCTTCAGCTTGTTTTTTAAATATGGGAAGTGGTTCTTCAGCCATT